CTTGAGATGGATGTTGCTAATACGACTAATACCCTCACCACAGTATCAGTACAAGTGACCGATGCCGATAATTCTGATACACAAACTTATTTAGTTAGGAATGCTCCTTTGCCAACTGGCGGTACATTGCAAGTTGTTTCAGGACAGAAAGTTATATTAGAAGCGGGTGACAAGATTCAAGTAACCGCAGCTGGTGCGGTTGATGTTGTTGCAGCTGTTTTGGAAGATGTTAATACTTAAAGGATATAAAATATGCCATATTTAGGAATTGCGCCAGCACCATTTGGTTCACCAGAAACTTTCGAAGATGTTTTTACAGGACCTTTTTCGGTGCCGCAAAAGGTATTTACCCTTAATAAAGATGTAACGGGTGAGGCGGATATTATTGTTTCAATCAATGGTGTTATACAGCATGGTGGTTCATACCAGATAGGTGGTACAGGAAATAGAACACTTACACTTGATAACAATTGTGTATTAAATGATGAACTAAGGATTTTACATTTAGGATTTAAAGCTGTTAGTATTAATACAGGCGCGCCTGATAATAATTCTGTATCAACACAAAAATTAACAGCTAATGCGGTTGAGGAATCAAAAATAGCAGATGATGCTGTGACAGGAGTAAAAATTGCAGACGGTGCGATTTCTGCTAATCATATTAATGCGTCATTGTCACTTGCGGGTCCTTCGCTTGGTGCAAGTAGTATTATAAGAACCAATGCTAAGACTATAGACGAGAGTATTGTATTTGCTGGAAACGAAAACGGAATGACTGTGGGTCCTATTACCATATCTCCAAATTATTCCGTAACCGTTACTAGTGGCAGTACATGGACAATTGTATAAGAGGAAATAAAAAATGGCGTCAACCTTAAAAGTAGATCAGATTGAGACTCCGAGTGGAGTAGGTAATATATCATTTGCACAACCTATCAGTGGTGACGGTAGTCAGTTAACTGGTGTTGGTTTAGCAGTTGGAGGAGGTGCAGTTGTAGCAGGTGACTTTTTATACCATGATGGAGTGGAGTGGACTCGGTTACCAAAAGGCACAGCTGCTCAATATTTAAGAATGAATGCTGGTGCCACGGCGCCCGAATGGATAGCAACTACTGGTGCGGGAATTCAAGAACCAGCTTCTTCAGCTGAAGGAGATATTCTTTATTATGATGGATCAAATTATGTAAGGTTGGCAAAGGGAACTGCTGGACAGCAACTCGCCATTAATGCCGGTGCCACAGCGCCCGAGTGGATTGCCCCTGCCACTGCTGGTGCGGGGAAAATTGTTAAATATGAAACATTTCAAACGACCACATATTCAACTGGTTCGTTCACTGGGACTGGTAGTATTTCGGACGGAATCCCACAATTAACCGAAGGTCATAACTGTATGACGTTGGCGTTTACACCAACAAACGGATCAAATATATTGATGATTCAGGGAACTTTTTTTGGTTCTGTCAGTGGTGATGGTAATCCGTGGGTTGGATTATTTCAAGATACTACTGCTGATGCTATAGCAGCATGGAGAACCACTAACGGTGATTCGGCCGCAAACACTTTAGGAATGTATTCGTTTTTTCATCAGCAGTCATGTGGTGATACAAGTGCAAGAGATTATCACGTTCGTATCGGAGGTGCTACTACTGGCACAGCTTATTTTCTTGGTGGACAAAGTTCGGGAAGAAAATTAGGCGGGGCGGGTACAGGAACAATGGTTATTTATGAACTAGAAGTTTAATGGAGTAAAATAAATGTACGATATTTGCACAGCAGTATTAGCAATTAATTCATCAGCAAGATTAAAAGTTATTGAAGAAGATTATGACAGGATTGAATGGTTATATGGGACAACGCCAATTAGTAAGAGTGATATTCAAGCGAAACAGGCAGAACTTAAAGCGGCTTATGACAGCAAACAGTACCAACGTGACCGCAAAGAAGAGTACGACAAGCTCAACCAATTTGAATTGATTGGAGAAGACTCTATCAATGGCACGACTAATCACCGTGATGCGATTCTTGCGATTAAAGATAAATATCCTAAAGGGTAAATTAAGGAGATAAGAGATGGCAGTTGTAATAGACGGAGATGGCACAGTAACAGGTGCTAATTTAAATTGGATCAATTTAGGTACTGATTCTATTGTTGAAGGTGATATTGCAACAGATGCAGTTACTGCTACCGAACTAAAGGATAATGCTGTTATTACGTCAAAGCTAGCCGATGGTGCAGTTACAGGTGGAAAATTAGGTGTTGGTGGTTCAGTAGTTAAAGGGGATGTTTTTTATGCTAGTGGGGCAGGTACATTGGCAAAACTACCGAAGGGTACTCAGGGACAAGTCTTGACTATGGGTGGTGATAATGTACCAGAATGGACTACACCAGTAACTGCTAAAAATCAATGGGAATGGATTGAAACACATACAGTCACTTCATCTTCAGGAAGCTATATTAATATGCTTCAGAATAATGTTGACTTAGGATATGATTATATGCTTACATGGAGAGATATTCGACAAGGCAGTGACTTGGAACTCAAGATGAATATTATGACAGGTGCTACTCCTACAGCACTTACTTCTACTTATACAGGAACAACTCATTTTGCATACAATACAACTCATACAGCTATTCGTGAAATTACATCCTATATAAATTTATCACATACTAATACATTTACAGGTGCTGAGGCAGGAGATGCTCATTTTGGTGAGTTTACATTTATGGACCCTGCAAGACCATATCAAAAAGCAATGTTTGGTACTAGTGGTCAACGTAATGTTAATTTGGGAGAAGTTTATACTTCGCATCACCATTGTTGGAGTACAAATGTAGAACCAATGACAGGAATACGAATTGGTGATGGCTCTAATTCTTTTAAAGGACCTGAGGTTCACCTTGGTGGTACAAATAGTCCAAAATTTATTATCTATCGAAGAAAAATTAGTTAATTAAATTGTATAAATATAAGAAAGAAATATTGGAGATAAACGAATGCCACAAATAGATTTAGATGGACTCAATTCACGATTATATATTAATGAATTGCGTAGCCAATCTACTTCAACTATTATAGTACCGAGTTCTACAACTTTAACTGTAGATACTTTAGCACTTACTAAATTGGAAGGTAATGTTACTGTAGCTGCAGGACACAGTATAACTGTTGCAGATGCTACTGGATTAAATGTTGGAGGAGCTCAACTTAAAGCCGGTGGTGTAAAGGCATGGGAAAATAAAAGTGCTCATTTTACAGCAGAAGCAGGAAAGTCATATATGGTTGATACAACCAGTGCTGCAATTAATGCAACATTACCAGCCGGTCCTGATTATGGAGATACAGTTATTTTTCTAGATATGGCAGGAACTTTTGATACAAATGTTTGCTGTGTGTTAGGTAATGGGGAAAAAATACAGAGAGTTGCAAGTCAAGATGTGGATCTTGATGAAGAAGATGCTTATGTAGAATTTATTTATAGTGGTGGAACAAACGGATGGTTGATTGGTACTCATACTACCGTATAATTTAAAAGGAAAAATTAAATGGCATATATTGGTCGAGGAATACAATGGGGTGAATTTGCAAAGCAAAGCATCGGTACAGGTGTTAATACTCCACTCTTTGATGGTTCTGAAACAGGTCCTTGGACTTTGGATTTCTCGTCTAATGAAAATAGTTTATTAGTTGTGTTGGATGGTCAAATTCAAGAACCGGGTGTTGATTTTACTGTAGCCACTGGAACGACGAATTTTAATTTTATAACAGCACCAGCAACAGGTAAGAATTGTTATATAATTTATCTTGGTCAAGAATTAACTAGTATGTCTAATCCTTCAATGGCAGACTTGCAAGCAGCGATTGATGCAGCTGAAGTAAATATAACTAACTCCACCGTTGATGAAGCTATTGCGTATTCATTAGCATTTGGATCGCTGGGATAATAAAGGAGAAGTAATAAATGGCAAACGTATTTAAATTAGTTACAAAGTCAGGAGCTGCAACCTCAGCAGGTACGGCTCAAACCATTTTCACTGCGACAACTAAAACAGTTCTTTTAGGTATCTCAGTAGCTAATCTTCTTAGTAATACTATTACTATGGATATAGAAATGGAAAGCACAAGTGCAGCGCCGAGGAATAATGCAAATAATGTTTATATAGGTAAAGGGATACCTGTACCTTCTGGTGCTTCATTGAATGCATTGACAGGAAAAATTATTATGGAAGCTTCTGATGTTTTAAAAATAACTTCAACTTCGGATAATTCAATTGATGTTGCTTTAAGTCTTATGGAGATTAACTAATGCCGTTGGATAAATTAGATATTGCAATGCTGGAAGATGTTGGAACTGGTGCTGACCAGTTGGTGCAATTAGATAGTAATGCAAAGCTACCCGCAATAGACGCAAGTAATTTAATAAACATTCCCGCAGCTAATCTTACCGGACCTTTGCCCGCCGGTGATGCATCTGCATTTACCAATCTTACTGCAGCTAATATTAATGGAACAATTCCCGATGCTGCTTTTCCTGCAATTCTACCTGCACGTAATGCACAAGCATTAACAAATCTTAACGCAGCTAATCTTAGTGGAACTATGCCAGCTGGTATAACCTTGCAGGGCAGTGGTGCCTTAGTTACTGGTTTAGTTGCTTCAGAACTTACAGGAACGTCTGCTGCTATTGATGGTAATGCTATAACTAATCTTAACGCGGCCAATCTTACAGGGACAATAAATTCAGGTATTACTTACGCTGGTGATGGCGGTCCTTTAACTAATTTAAATGCATCTAATCTTAGTCAAGGTACAATTCCATCGGCTGTAATTCCAGATCCACTTCCAATTTTAGATGGAAGTGCCTTAACAGGTGTGACCGCAGTACTTGTTGGTGATGGTTCTGGACTAACAAATTTAGATGGAAGTGAGATTGCAACAGGTACCATAGATAGTGCTAGATTAGATACTGGAGTAACAGAGAATAAAGTAATAATGGTTGAGAAAGTTGGTGGTGTGGATATGTTACCAACAGTTAATGGAAGTCAATTAACAGGAGTGCAAGCCTCACTGACTGGTGATGGTAGTGGACTAACAAATTTAGACTCTGCCCAACTTACAGGAACGTCTGCTGCTATTGATGGTAATGCTATAACAAATGTTAATGCAGCCAATCTTACAGGGACAATAAATTCAGGTATTACATATGCGGGAGATGGAGGTCCTTTAACTAATTTAACTTCTGGTAATCTTGTTGGTGCATTACCCGCATTGGATGCGGGTCTTTTAACTAATGTACCAGCTGGTAATCTTACAGGGACAATACCATTATCAAATTTAGTTGTTAAACAAGTAAAAACTTATACAAAAGCAAATGCATTTTCCACTTCTTCTGATACCTTTGTTGATGTAACTGATATGGAAATAAGTATTACTACTTCTTCTGCTAATAGTAGGCTTCTTGTTTTTGGTCATCTCGCATGTAGTGCTACTTCAAACTATAGTTGGGGTGGTTGGCATATGAGATTAACAAGAGATGGTACCGCAATGACAGTTGGAACAGATACTACAAGTGGAAATGATGAACAGGGTGCAATGGGTGGTCTTACTAGAAGTGATCCACTTCATGCAACACATCCTGTGCCATTTCATGAGGTTGATGTTCCTACTGTTGCTACTAATACTACATTAGTTTATAAAGTACAAGTTGCAGCAACACATTTATTTACAGGTTCAACTTGTACTGTTTATGTTAATAGATCAGCATCACCGGGTGCTTCAAATGGTTCTGGTGTTGGTGTTTCAACTATTACAGTTTTGGAGGTAGCAACATAATGAGAGATCAGGCTATAAGAATTGCACATACTGATGTTGTAACAATTGATGATGACATTACAGCATTTGATAAAGATGGTAATACAGTCACCCTTGATGAAGATAAAATTAAAATAGAACTTGATAAACTAAAAGCGGACTATGATGCTGTTGAATATCAAAGAAAGAGGGTTGCGGAATATCCTGCTGTTGAAGACCAACTAGACATGCTATGGCATGCTATGGATCAGGGTACTTTAACAAAAGTAGATGCTTTCTATGATATAAATAAAGCCGTAAAAGATAAATATCCAAAGGAATAATAAATGAGTTACTATCTAGGTTACGAACCGACACAAGGTGATGCTATAATCGACACGTTTAAGTGCGACGGCATGACGGACATTTATACTTTAAGTCAATCACCAGCATATCTTCATACTCTTGAAGTTTCAGTTGGTGGTTTAATTCAGAGCTTTGATGCATTTAGTTTACTCACCTCTAATGGTGGTCGTGATATCCAAATACCGGGTGTTGCTGTGGATACAAAAATAATTGTAAGACAGCATGGTGAAAAGTATGCAGTTGGTACTGTTTCAAACAATACAATATTGTCAACCCATATTCAAGACAATGCTGTTACTACTACAAAGATTCTTGATAATGCTATAACCAGTCCTAAAATACTTTCTTTAGATGCTACTAAACTAACAGGTCTTCAACCGGGTGTTACTCCCGACGGATGGAGTTTACAGTATGGTAAATGGCAACCAACCCTAACGACACATGGTACCGTGGAGTCTAATAAATCATACTATGTCGATACAAGTAGTAATGCATATATAAATTCATTTCAAGATTCAAGTGGTACTACGGAACAAGCTATAGATGAGAGTTTTCAAGCACACACAGTTCATTGGTGGGATGCTGGTTCTTTGACAGATGATGATCCTCCTGTTACAATGATTGATACTGTAAATTATAAAGTGGGTGCTAAGTCAATGTATTTTGATAATTCACTTTCACAAAATATTCAAATAGCAGAAGTTGGTTTTGACCATGAAGATTGGACTTTTGGAACTGATCCTTTTACAATTGAAATGTGGATACGACCAGAGAGGTTTGATAATAAAGCTATGATTGGATTTGCAGGTCATAGTATGGAAATGAGATTGGACATGGATGCTTCTGATCCAGATGTAGGACATCTTGTGTGGCAAAGTAATGTTGGGACTTATGCTCAATCTACCGCAACGGGAGGCACTAATCAATTAGTTCGTGGCCAAGACGGCCAAACGCATGGTCTTATAAAAAAAGATGAATGGGCTCATGTAGCTGTTACTAGAAATACAAATAATGGTATGACAATGTGGGTTAATGGTATTAATGCATATACCAGTTGGAATATGGGAAAGCACCCCACCCAAGATGATGCATACGGTCATTACCAAATGGATAATTTTAGTGCTGCTGATGCTTTAAGAACCGCAGGAACATATACTAATGTAACAGGTACAAGTGATGGAACATCACTTGGAGACCCCAGTAATGGTAATAATGATGGTATATTGCCAACAGTAGGAACATTTGATATTGTTGTTAACGGTTCAGGTAATGTTACAAATGTATATGTTAGAACACCCGGTCGAGGACATAGAGTTGACGATACAATTACAATTGCAGATGCTGATTTAGGTGGTGGTGGAGCCGCAGACTTTACAATGGATGTGCAATATTTTACTCCGACATCAGGTTCTGGAAATATACCAGTTGATAATACTGTTTATACAACTGGTGGTGGTGGTCTTGTAATTGGTAATGATTCAAGTAATAATTATTTTAAAGGTAATATAGATCATGTTCGTATTTCAAAAGTTGCAAGGTATGGGGGAACACGGTCTGATGGAAACGATAGTACAGTAAATTTTACACCACCAACAGAACCTTGGAAACCAGATGAAGATACGCTGTTAATACTTAATGTAGATGATGCACGAATGCCATTTACTGCTGGTATTGACCATAGTACTGGTGGAACAAATGGTAAAGCAGGTGCTCCAGCAATTGATAATGATGTAACAAAGTTTGGATCATCTTCTCTTAAATTTGGTGGAGCGGTGGCCACCGGAGTTACCACTACTGGGCCAGGAGGAGATTTTATAAAACAAGCTGCGTCCGACAAGTGGAATTTTGGTACAGGAGATTTTACTGTAGAGTCTTGGATTTATAAAACTGAAGATCAGGATCAGCCAATTGTAGGTAATACTACTGTAGCAATAGGGCCAGGGAATAACAGTTGTTGGAGAATGAAAACTGGTACTATTAATGGAACATATACTAATTTGAAATTTGGAAATGGTGGAACAGACCATATTACTAGTCATGCCGATCATAATTTTACTTTACATGAATGGCATCATGTAGCTGCTGTTAGAGAGGGTGGGTCGTTATCTCTATATATAGATGGTAGACAAGCACAAACTCCAGTTTCTAATACAACTGATTATAATCAACGTAATGAATTGTGGGTTGGTGCAACACATGATTTGTTGACAACTAGTATGTATACTGGTTATATTGATGATGTAAGAATTAGTAATGTTGCAAGATATTCGGGAACGACTTTTTCATTACCTACTGAAGCTCATGTTACTGATTCCAATACATTGACTTTAATTCGCATGGAACCAAATCAATTAAATATAACTTTACCTCCTTCTCCGATTGCAAGCGATGTAATAAATATTTGGGATATTGGAGGTCAATGTGGAACCAATCCAATTCACCTTTTAAGAAATGGAAAGAAAATAAAAAAGCTAACTGATACTGTAGCACTTGATCAAGATGGTATTTTTGCAAGCTTAATTTATAAAGACGAAACATATGGGTGGTTAATTAAGACTTAATATTATTTTTATATGAAGGAGTGATGTGAATGAAAATTAGAAATATATGTATTGTTGGTGGTGGTAGTGCAGGATGGATGACAGCGGCGACTCTTACGAAGATGTTGCCTGATATGAATGTTACACTTATTGAATCGAAAAATATAGGTACAGTAGGTGTTGGTGAATCAACATTAACTTATATTAATAAATTTTTAAAGTTACTTGGTCTTAAAGATGAAGACTGGATGTCGTATTGTAATGCGACATATAAAACATCAATCAAGTTTACAGATTTCGCTGATAAGGGACACTCATATCATTATCCATTTGGCACAAGAGATTTTTCAGATGCGGGTAGTATAGCAGATTGGTATTATTGGAAACTGTTAGATCCAAAGATAGATAATTATAGTTTTGCAGAGTATTACCATCCGGTCATTACTATGAGTGACCAAAATAAAATGACATCTAATGAGGATGGTAGGGTAAGAGCATTTGATTTTCCTAGTGCTACTGCCTATCATATGGATGCAACATTATTTGGTCAGTATTTAAAAGAGAAAATTGCTTTACCAAATGGATTAAATTATATTACTGATGATGTAGTTAAAGTTAATCAAAATGAAGATGGGTCAGTTAAAAGTTTATCAACCAAAGAGAATGGTGAACTAGAAGCAGATTTATATGTTGACTGTTCTGGGTTTAGAGCTTTATTATTAAGTGAAACATTAAAGGTTCCATTTATTTCTTTTAATGATTGTCTTATGAATGATAAAGCAATAGCAACAAGACTTCCATATATTAATCCTGATAAGGAAATGGAATGTGTTACAAATTGTACTGCAATCGAAAGTGGTTGGGTTTGGAATATACCGCTGTTCAATCGAATAGGAACAGGGTATGTATATTCTAGTAAATTTGAAACACCAGAATCAGCAGAGAAACAATTTCGACATCATTTAGCTGGTGGTCATGGTAACATGGTTATTGGTGATAAAGAAAGAGTTGATAATGCAGAATTTAAACACATTGATATGCGACATGGAGTACATGAAACATCTTGGAAACATAATGTTGTAGGAGTTGGACTTGCAAGTGGATTTATTGAACCATTAGAGTCTACGGGTTTATTGTTAACACATGAAAATATTATATTTTTATTAAGAACATTAACCCGCAAAGATGGTAATGTAAATAAAATAGATAAAGATATGTTGAATTACTCTGTGAGAGATTGGATTGCGGGTATGAGAGAATTTGTTTCACAACATTATGCTTTATCATCCAGACATGATACACCCTATTGGAAGCATGTTACAGAAGAAATAAGTTATGATTTTGGACCTCTTGGTATTGCTAAGGATGAGGGTAATCTTATATCTAATAATGCAGACTTAGCTAAGAGATTAAATACAACATTTGAGTTTGATGAAATCATGGCTGGTTTATTATATATAGCTACAGGGAATGGATATTCACCATTATCAAAACTGGATTATCTGGATATACAACCAGAGATGTGGGATCAGATGAAAGAAGAACAAGTACGGCAAAAGGATAGATACAAGGGATTTAAAGAAAAATTACAAGTTCATTTGGATCAATTACCAACACATTATGAGTTTTTAAAAGAAAATATCTATAATTAAGATTATAAATATTATAAATAACAGTAGAGGAAGACAATAAGGATGGCACTAACAAAAATACATAACAGTAATATTGGTGAATCATTTACCGAGATGTATGGTATCCTAATGGAAGATGATCATTCATATGGATGGGCGACGAATCTTAAGGTTCAACATACTGCTGGAGGTGCGGATGCGGTTTCAAAGGCTGAATACGATGCAATGCTTGATGTATTTTGGGCATCTTCCGGTTATGAATTTTCAATAGAAAATGGTCATTTCATCATCACCATATAATTTGAATAATATAAAAAGGAAATTAAACAATGGCTAAAATAGATCTAGGAAAGATAAATTTTGTATTTAGAGGAACGTGGGCTGCCCTTACTTCTTATACTGAAAGAGATGTAGTTGTTTATACGGATAGTAATATAACATCTACATATGTATGCATAACTGCCGTTGGATCTTCCACTGTTGGTGACATTCCTAGTGTTGTAGGTGTGGCGGATGCAAATTGGGCTTATATGGCTAAAGGGGTGACTGATGCTCTTGGTGCAATACCACAAGGTGTTAAAGGTGGTGCATTAGTATCAGATGGTGACCCTAATCAAACTTTTACTGTTGGTAATACATATCCTGCATGGACTGATGCGGCAGTTGCAACTAATGCACTTAACGGAAAAGCATATTTTTGTGATACGTCAGCAGCAGCATGGACAATGACATTGCCTGCCAATCCAACAGCTGGTGATACAATTTGGATTGTAGATGCTAAAGGAACATTTGCTACTAATAACTTAACACTTGCCGGTAATGGAAAAAACATACATAGACAAGCAGCAGATGTTACGATGAATATTAGTGATGTTTCTAAAATGTTAATTTATCATAATGCAACTAATGGTTGGATAATAACAGGATAATTGGAGAACAAAAACAATGGTTGACTTAAGCGAATTACTTGTATCGATACATCCAACAGGAACACCACCTGTAAAAGAATTTTATGTTTTCAATTCCAATCATTGGAGTTGTAATAATGGTGGTTGTTGTTACCAGTGGACAGTACCTGCAAAAACAACTTTTATTAAATTTGAAATTATAAGTGGTGGCGGACCCGGTGGAATGAACTCATCTAGTGATTTCGGAACCGGAGGAGCGGGAGGGAATTACGCTTCTAAATCTTTATATGCTTCTGGAACCTGTATAAAAGGTGGAAGTAATTATGAAACAAGGACTGGTGCTACTGATAGTGGTTTTACTTGTGGTAATTGTTGTACAGACAATGGTTCTAACAGGCCATGTGTAGGTGATGAGGGAACTTGTGTATTATCACCAAACATAGATACTGGGACCGCTGTTTATACTATATGTGCAGCAGGAACATCAGAATGTTCATGTTGTCTTTGTTGTCAGCAGCAGCCGTGTAGGCATGGTTGTCCATCATATGTAAATGGACCGGGATTGGGTACAACTACTGGAACATTTCAAGATGCTGATATAAATTTTTGTGTAATGGGTGGAACGGGCGGATCTCATTTTTGCGATAAGCGTTGTAGTTGTTATAATTGTTTCATGCCCGGACAATGTTGTGAGGAATATGCTGATCAAGGATGGAAACGATCCTTGTGTTCTTGTGGTTTTGGTTATGATCAATTCTTTGCAGGAACTTCGGGTTATGTTCAAAAAGGTTATTCTTGTAATAGTGATATGTCTGTAGGACCCGGATCGATTACTGGACCTTTTACTTCATCCAATTATATCTCTGGTGATTGGTGTGCATGTTCAGCGGCTTGTTGCGCAGGTCATAGCTTATGGCCAGGTGGCGGAGGAATGGCTTTCACAGATGATGATGTTTGTGGATATGGTAGTTATGGTGCAGGTGGAATGGTTAAGGTAACTTATCAATGATGGAGATATAATGGCTTCCCCAGAAATAGTAAAAGAAGTTACATATAAAATACCAAACGAAAGATTCGGGATGGATGATTCCGAAGGTAAGACATCTAAAATGACCTATACGGGTCCTTCTAGATTAGTATTATATATGGACAAAGAAACTCATAAAGTTGTTGATAGTTACCATCCCGATGAGGAACCAGATCGACCACTTGCATTAGACTTATATAGAATGATGCTTAATTCTGATACAAGTGAAAATATATTACGAATGATGTTGTTGTGGGGTGGTATTCCAATAACAAAACTTTATGAAGTTGAGGTAGGACCTGATACTGAACCAAATGCTAGACTTGTTGATCCTACTGATGTTCGTGAAGTTTATCGTCTTCCTGTAGATGATTGGGATGGTGAAAAATGGTTACCCTTACAATATATTAATCATCATAAAAATTATTCTGACAATCGGAGTGATACGGGAGAGGAATCATGGACATGGGATTTGGTAAGACAGAAACGTAATTTTGCTTTAGGAGTGTCGGACAATTCAGTAAATGAGGATATGCCTGCTGACTTAAAAGATAAATGGTTGGACTATCGTAAAAAATTAAGAGATTTACCAGAAGATTGGAAAGATGTACCTGTAGATTTAATTAGAGAACCAAGAGCACCAAACGATGATACTAAGGATGTTTTATTTGAAGATCCAGATCAACCATATATAAAAATTGCAGATAGAACCGATGAGGATAAACTAATGTTGAAACAATTTGTTAAAGGAGTAAAATAAATGGCTTGGATTACTAAAACCATAACATATAAAGTTCCTAATCAACGCCATAGCATGGATGACTCAGAAGGTAAAACATCAACAGATGTATATCATGGGCCTAGTAAATTAATTCTATGGTTATGTAAAACAGATAAGACAGAAGGTGAAGATTATGGTAAAAATGATATTATGCATGTTTGGGATGCAGATGATATGACTGAACGTCCTATGCCGCTTGATTGTTATCAAGTTGAATTAGATGCTACTGAAAGTGATGAAATGGCATTACGTGCTGGAATGTTAGCTCCTAAAGGGGGACACGAGGACCATGAAGCACAACGTCATGGTGATGTATGTTGCGGACTTTGTTTTAAGAAACCTAAACTTTATGAAATTGAATGTGGACCTGCCGATCAAGACAATAAAATTATACCTGATCCTTCACATATTATGGAAGTTTATGCTAAACAGGATATAGCAATTAATGCATATAATCCAGCTACTGGTACATGGAAACCTTTAAAATATAGAACTGGGACAACTGAAGATCGCACTGATGATAGTGTTAGAGCAATTAGAAATGGACATTTGGAAGGTTCTGATTGTATGTTCAATGAGGATATGCCAGCTGAACTGAAACAAGAGTGGTTAGATTGGCGACAGAAATTGCGAGATTTACCGGCCGATTGGAAAGATGTACCAAATGAATTTATTGTTTTTCCAAGAGAACCCGGGTGTAAAGAGCATAGATATTGTGAGGATTCAGATAAAGATGATGTTGTTTGGATTAAAGATAGATCAGATGCTGATGCAGATGCACTGAAACAAATAGAAAACATTGCAAACGTAGGATAACTTAATGGTAGACTTAACTGATCTTTTAGCTTGGCAAGCACCACCAGAATTACCCGCAGCTGGAGAAAAATCATTTCATATTTTCAATGATTGTTGGTGGACAGTTACGAATGGTGGTTGTTGTTTAGAATGGACAGTACCTACTGGTACAAAAAATATTAAATTTGAATTAGTAGGCGGTGGAGGACCCGGTGGTTCAACTGGGGGAGACCATGATAGTGGCGTCGGTGGACAAGGCGGGGCTTATGCAGTTAAAACTCTTAGTGCTACAGCTGGCGGTGGAGGATGGGTACAACCACCAGATGTTATTCATACTGGTGGTGGTGGTTCAAATTTTACAGCTACTGTAGCTGTTGAAAATGGAAAATTAACAGATTTTACTATTACGAATGGTGGAACTGGATATACTTCATTACCAGCAGTTTGTTTTCGTGGTAGTACGAATCATGGTGTTGCGGGTGCAAATACTAATTCGTTTCAACATGGCCAAAGCGGAAGAGTCACAGGAACCATAGATGGTGGTGTAATAACAGCCATGTCAATGGTACCAGATTTTTGTTCAACTGCAGGAAGTGAATCTGTTTATCTTTTGTGTGCTGCAGGAACTTCACAATGTTCATGTTGTTGTAGTTGTCATAGGAATTGTAGACATGGTTGTACATCATATATAACAGGAGATGGATTACAGAATTTTTGTGCTCAAGGAGGAGAAGGCGGTACTACACAAGCAGATGTATTGTCTAGTTGTTATACTTGTTATATTAATGGTACACAATGTACACTTGGTAATTTTAATGGACCTTGGGCTCATTGGCAATGTGGTTCAGATCAATTTTGGGGAGCAGATTATGGCTTCATTGGTTCACCGGGAGGTTTGATGATAAATTATGGTTGTTGTCAAGAAAATTTTTCATGGGCTGGTTCACCACGAGGACCATTTTCTAGTGGAGGTATAGATGCTTTTACGGGGGGGCATTCTTGTCATGGTGGAATATCCTGTTGTCAATCACATAGTTCATTTCCAGGTGGAGGTGGTGGTGGTCAACAAAGAAATACTAGCACAGGTTGTGTAGCCGTTTGGGGCAGTTCTGGATTAATTAAGGTAACATATCAATGAGTAAATATATTAAAGGAGAGAAATCATGGCGGTAGTCAGTTTTAAAACACTCATGGGCGCCTCGTCTACACCAGTAGTAAAAGAATTTACTATTTTTAATAGAAATCACTGGACAGTTACGAATGGTGGCTGTTGTTTACAATGGACAGTACCATCTGGTGTACAGATGGTTAAGTTTGAAATTTTAAGTGGTGGTGGGCCAGGTGGTTCATCTGGTGGTGACCATGATGTTCCTATGGGCGGACAAGGTGGTAATTATGCAATGATACAACTTTTTGGTTCAGATAGTGATTTTACAGCAGGTTCTTCACAATATACTTTGTGTGCAGCAGGAACATCAGATTGTTCATGTTGTTGTCATTGTTGTTCAGCTTGTAGAGATGGTTGTATATCATATGTTACGGGAGATGGTTTAACAAATTTTTGTGCAATAGGTGGTCGTGGTGGATCAAACAGTTGGGATAAAATGTCTAGTTGTTATAATTGTGGATTAGCTACTCAATGTAATCTAGGTGATTATAATAGTAACTGGATAACAAACGCAACTAATCCTGGTTTTTGTGGTATACCAGAAACACCAACAGAAAAGAGTATGGGATATACGGGAACTACAGGACACTCATATCATGGTTACAGTTGTTGTTCAGAAGTTTTTACAACAGCTGGCGGACCTACAGGTCCATTTGCAGTTAGTTATACTGGTCAAGGTTCTAGTTGGTGTACGACTTCTTATAGTTGTTGTTCTTCACATTCAATGTTTCCAGGTGGAGCCGGAGTAGGAGTAGGACATGCAACAACAAGTGCTTGTTGGGGTCATTGGGGAGCAGGTGGATTAGTCAAAGTAACATATCAATAAAAAGGATGAAAAATAATGGCAATATATAAAACATTACTTACATATAGAATACCTGATGAACGTCATGGGCAGGCTGATGTGTTAGGCAAAACTAGTACTATACAATATGAAGGTCCAGAAAAATTAATTTTATGGTTAACTAAAGATGAAAATAATTGCTTTGAAAAAGCTAATCGTTTAGATAATGTATGGGATGCAGATCATATGACTGAACGACCAATACCCGGACATTGCTATCAAGTTGAATTAGATGTAAAAGCAGGAGATAAGGAATGTCTTATAGCGGGATTAATTGGACCTTGTATTGATGGAAAAAATCCATTCGGTGATTTGAAACGCTATGAAATAAAGGTTGGTCCTGATGATATGCCTAATTCATTTGTAACTGATCCAACTTCACCATTTGAAGTTTATTCAAAAGCAGATTTGAATGAGGACTTGTATGATCCCGATACAAAACAGTTTAAGAATTTAGTTTATAAAGAAGCGTGTGTTGAAGTAACAGATGATAAAGTAAGATTAAGAAGAAATCTTATTTTAGAAGCTACTGACCATAAAACTGCAGCTGATGATGTTCCTGCTGATGTTAAGAAAGGCTGGGAAGAATACAGACAAAAATTACGAGACTATCCAGCAACATGGAAGGATGTACCTAATGAATTAATTCCATGGATTAAGTCACCTGAAGAAGATCATCCACAAAAAGGTCATCCTCCGTATTCTATAAAAACAGATCCTACGATTGTTAGTATTGAAGATAGAACTGCTGAAGATAAAAAAGCAATAGAACAAATGTGGCCGATTGCTGGAGTTGATGAAAACGCTCCATAAGGTCTTATAAATAATTATGTAATTATTATTAATAGTTTTCTTGAGGTGAAAAATTATGAGTGGTCGTTCAAAAGCATTTTTTATTAATGGTGGAGCAGGTCGTGTTCTTTGTTCTATCCCCGCATTAGAAAGATACGCAGAAGATTCAGGTGATAAAGATTTTGTTATAGTATGTGAAAGTGGGATGGATTTTTATCGTGGTCATCCTACCTTACATAAACACGCTTTTGAAGTTTGGCATAAAGGCCTTTTTGAAAGTCATCTAAAAGATAAAGATATTGTTACACCAGAGCCATATAGAGTCAACGAATACTTCAATCAAAAATGTAGTTTAGCACAAGGTTTTGATATTCTTATTAATGAATTGAATGAACCTCGTGTCCTTCCCCATCCTGAAATTAATTTAAATAAAGAAGAATTAGTTAAAGGGTTTCAAACAATCCAAGAAATTAAATCTGGAACTAAAAAAGATAAAATTTTAGTTATCCAACCTTTTGGTCGATCTGTTCAACAGGTGGGTCCTGCTGTATATGATGTAACTTCACGATCTATAGAATCAGCAAATGTTGTTGAGATTGTTCAACAATTAAGAAAAGAATATGGGATTCTGGTGATGTCACAAGTACCAATAGATATACCAGAAGATAAAGATCATACAATTGCTGTACCTAAAGAACCTAATTTAAGATTGTGGGCGGCAATGATACACAATGCAGATCATTTTCTTGGATGTGATTCTGTAGGACAACATATTGCTAAGGCACTTAATAAAACAGCAACTGTTATTATTGGGTCAACTTATCCAATAAATATTTCTTATCCAGATGATAAAGATTTCGATATTATAGACATTGGTAAAGACAAACGGGTATATTCACCTATTCGTCTTACTATGGATGATGAGAAGGATCGTGCTAATAATGATTCTATTGTTATGGATGAAAAGGAAATAAAACTTGTTGTAGATACAGTAAAGAAACGGATGGGTAAAGGATCTAAATTTGAAGGTAAAGTTGAACCTCATGTACATACTAATAAATGTAGCCATAATGACCATTCTACTTATACTAAACCAGCTCCTGTTAATATACCAGAAGGTATGAAATTGAAGGAGGATAATGGATGAGTCAATGGATTGCGGGTATTTCAAGAGGACATAATGCTAGTATATGTTTATTAAAAGATGGTGAAATAGTTTTTGCTGTAGAAGAAGAAAGATTAAGTAGACAAAAATATGACGGCGGTCCACATGCTTGTATGGTTAAAATTCTAGAGTATACTGATAAACTAGATTATTTAATTATAGCACATACACAACCAGATGAAAGTCACGTTGAATTTTCCGGTGGTGATGTATATAGTGGACTTGCAAGAAAGTTACGTCTTATAGACGATATGAATAAACAAGTCTGGCATATGGATAGATGGCATCATAAGATGCATGCCGCTTGTGCTTTTTATCGTTCTGGTTTTGAATCTGCAGTTGCATTAGTTGTAGATGGTGCTGGCACATATATTCCTATGGAAATAAATGGCGAGCAAGAGATGACATGGGAACTTGAATCAATTATAGATTGTTCTTATCCTGCAAAATTTAAAACACACTATAAACATCTCGGTGGTAGGGGACCTTGGAATGGTACCATACAACCTGAGTTTCCTGCTGAAAGAGAAAATGAAAAAGGTACTTTTGAACTTTGTCTGGATGATTCTGCTGGTATTGTAAAAGCATATGAGGCAGTAACACGGTACTGTGGATGGAATCCCATTGAAGCAGGTAAGACAATGGGACTGTTTCCATACGGAGAACCTTGTGATAAATTTCCAGAGATTTATAGTGATGGTGGTGGGGGAAGATGGAAAACAGCAGATCGTAATTTAATTACTCCAACATATCCAAACGGTGCAGTTGTAAATGAGGGAAGGTGGGAATATTTAAATGATCCTGATCCAGTAGAAGCTACCCATGATGTTACTAGATTACAAAATCGTAGAAATATGGCTTATGCTGTACAAACAGAATCTCAACAAATGGTTCTTGATTTAATTCGCAAGTCAGTTGAAATGAGTGGTAATAAAAATGTTGTATTGTCTGGTGGTTATGGATTAAATTGTGTTGCCAATTATTGGTATCTTGGACAATTAAAAGATGAAGATATTAATTTATATGTTGAACCTATTTCAAATGATGCGGGCACTTCTATAGGTGCAGCGTTATTTGCTCATCACATGATTACTAAAGATGAAAAGGTTAAAGAATATGCTGATAGTTTATTCTTAGGTCCGAAGTATAAATATACAGATGAGGAAGTAGAAAACATAGCTAAAAAATATAATGGAACTACAAAAAAAATATATAGTGAAGATGCAGTTAAATTAATATTGAAAGGAAATATTGTTACACTCTTTCAGGGTAGTTGTGAGAATGGTCCAAGAGCATTAGGAAACCGTTCAGTTCTTTTTGATCCTCGTACAGAGGATGGTAAGGCTTATGTTAATAGTGTAAAACGTAGAGAATATTTTAGACCATTCGCAGGGACTATATTACATGAATATGCAGATGAATGGTTTGATATGAGGGGTTTAAAAGAATCTCCTCATATGATGTATGCGATGTATTGTAATAAAGGGTATCAAGAGAAAATTCCTGCTATTGTTCATGTAGATGGTACGTGCCGTATTCAAACTTTGAAAAAGGAACAAAATCCTGTATTTTATGAAATGATAGAGGAGTTTAATACACAAACAGGAATTCCTATATTATTTAATACTTCCTTTAATTTAGGTGGTGAGCCATTAGTTGAATCCTTAGATGATGCTGTTAAAGCATTAGATACCAGTAGATTAGAATACTTATATTGCCCTGAAAATGACTTATTAATTGAAGTATTGAATGAAAAAGAGTAAAAGAGAGCATTATAGTATTATAAATATTGGTATAAATATTTAAAGGAAACAGGATGGCTACTATTACAAATTACAATATAGATCAGGGATCTGACTGGAGCACGATAGTTACTGCTAAGGATTCATCAGGGGCTGTAATTGATTTATCCAATCATACTATTACCTCCCATATAAGAAAGAATTATACTTCCACCGCCTCAATTGCTATTTCCGCTGATGCATTAGTTCCGCCGGAAGGAACACTTATTTTGAATTTGACATCTGCTGTTTCGGCTGCGATGAAATCTGGTTATTATTATTATGATGTTGAAGTAACTACCGGTAGTATAGTTACACGAATCCTAGAAGGTAAAATACATTTACGACCAGAAGTGACTAAAGTCTCAGAATAGGGGAATAATAGATGACACAGTATATAGGTAATGAACCATTTTTTGGTTTTATAAAAGCAGAAGAACATATATCAGTAGGAGGAACACAATATACTTTGGGTAGAGTAGCACCAAGCACAGCTTCTATAGAAGTTGTTGTTAATGGCGTTGTAAAACGACCAAGTGAATATACTCTCACCGGAAAAACTTTAACCCTCGCTGGTGTCCCTGTTGATGATGTTGTTATGGTTAGGTTCTTAACTACAACCGGAACACATTCAACTTATACACAAACATCACTTGCTGATGATATTGTAACTAGTAGCAAAATTCTTGATGGTGCTGTTACTAACGATCATATCGTATCAGTAGATGCTTCAAAGTTAACTGGTGGTTTTGGTGGATCTTTTCATCAAGATACATTTACGGGTGATGGTACTACATTCGAATATACATTAACTCAAGACGTTGTTGTTGTCAACAATTCAGCTCCATCAATCATAGTAACAGTTAGTGGTATTCATCAGTTTTCTCCAGATCATTATACGTTATCAGGAACTGGTAACAGAATAATGACTTTTAATACTGCACCCGCTGATACAATACTTATTACTGTACAATATTTAGGTCTTGTAACAGATATTGGAGTTCCCTCTGGTGGTACACTAACAGAATCAATGTTTACTCCCGGTACGATCCCTGTTAAAAACAACACAAACCCTACCGCTACTTCCGCCGAAACACATGGATATACTGTTGGTACTGAATGGATTAATACTACTGATGGTAATATTTTTATTTTAACTGATGCAACGGTAGGAGCTAATGTTTGGTTAGGTATGTCTCAGCGTTTTGATACATTAGGATCAATGGTTGGTGGACAGCGCGGGGCGGTTATTACTTGTGATGCAAATGGAAATTGGGTTGTATTGGCACCGGGCAGTGCGGGACAGAAATTAACCTCTGGTGGTTTTAGTAAAGATGCGTCGTGGGTTGGAGGTTTCGCGGATGCACTAAATAATAAAACAATAACATATTCAGTAACTGTTGATTCTAATAAGTATGCAATAGATACAGTATCACAAGATTCTATAACTTTGTATGAAGGAAATACTTATAAGTTTGATACAGCTAATGGTTCTAATGCAGGACATACACTTAAATTTGCAACTGCTGCAGATGCCGCTGGTAGTACAGAATATACAACTGGTGTAACAGAGGTTGGAACACCGGGTTCTGCTGGTGCATATACACAAATAGTTGTAGCTGCAGGAGCACCAGATTTATATTACTATTGTTCTAATCATGTAGCAATGGGTGGTACTGCAAGTACGACATCAAATATTCTAGTTGATTCTAATAATGATTATATAGTTGATACATCAAGTATTGCTAAAACTGTTCAACTACCTGCATCACCTTCTGCGGGAGATGTTATTAAATTTATAGATAAGACAGGATCTTGGGATACTAATAAATTTACAATTAATAGAAATGGTAAAAACATAAATAGACAAGCTTATGATTTAGTTTTAGAAAGTGGATCAATGATTGAGTTAGTATATGCGTCTGCAACTGATGGATGGGTACAGACCGATACTGATGGTGCTGATTGGAAACATCTTACAACTGCAGATGGAGTAATTACTACTACATATGCGGCTTCAGCATTAGATACTTTAAATGATGATAGAACAAGTGATATTACTGTAACAACTACTTGTCTTGTTGGCTTAAGCCAAAATAACCCCTCGGTTCTTGTCGATGGCGGCGTAAGTTCAACAGATACATGGACATTTTCTACCGAACAGATTACTTCGTCAAAATATATACAATTTGCTTTTGACACACCAAATATTATTACCGGAGTAAGAATGTATTGCGAACATACAGATACAGTTTTTGAGAATCCAAAACTTACAGTTAATAATACAACTGAATCATTTACAGTAGGTGAAACTATTACTGGTAGTTCATCGGGTGCAACAGGAACTGTTATTCTTGGTGCTGCTAATACTACTACTGTTACTTATACTGAAATATCTGGTGCGACATTTACCACTTCTGATACTATTACAGGTGGAACGAGTGGATTTCAAAAAACTGTTTCAGCGGTTGAAATTCCGCAAGGAATTTGGCAATGGCAAGGAAGTGCAACAGGCGTTTGGGGCGGAGAAGAAGTTAATATAGGTGCAGAATGGGCTTTACATAATGAGGGATTGACAGGAGGTAATGCTGGTTATATAGATCGTACTGAAATGTCTGCTAATACTACGGGTTACAAATATTATAGAATGGTAGGTGTGCGTGGAAATGTTTTCACCGGCGGTTCGCAATGGTTAGATTGGTATTTTACAAGACAAGAAGGTACCAACTCTGTACCAACTTACGATGCTATTACTAATACTTCATATATGATTAATACAACAGCTGGTGCTTTTACAGTAAAACTGCCAATCTATCCAGCAATAAATGATTATATTGATTTTGCAGATCAAGCAAGCCAATTTGCTACTAATAAACTTACTGTTGGAAGAAATGGAAAAAATATACAGACACTAGCTGAAGATTTGGAAATTAATGTAGCCAATTCATCTACCCGATTAACATATACTGGAACCACTAACGGTTGGGTTCTATCTTAAAGGAGAGAATATAAATGAGTAATTTAAGTCAATTTTTGGGAGGAGCAAGCTCTTCTTCAGGTGGTGGAGGTGGTAATGCATTCTTTAGTAGTGATCCATATGAACGAGGAGCTTGGTATATATGGACCGCAGTTGATACCTCCAGTAGGGGTTACATTGTCTACAATCATTATAATAGGCCTATTTCGACTTGGAGGAATGAGAACGGAGGCAACATGAATAGTTCTTATGGTCCTGAATCAACGAACAACGCTTCGAGCACTCCAATGACTACTAATAGTCACAGTAGTTCGAGCACTAGAAGTCATGGTAGTAGTTCTGTTAGTGGTAGTAGTGGAGATATAGGGGGTATAGCTCCCAATGGATGGCATGGAACGATGAATGGACATGCTATGGATCATTATAGGAATATAATGTCAGCAAATATGAATAGTTGTTGTTGGGTAGGAAATACTGATCCACAACGAAGAATGTTTAGAAGGGGACAAGAAACTTGGGCAGGTGGACGTGCGGCGATGGAAGGAACAACATATAATACTCATGGCAATGTATGGACTGCTCGAGGTTACGCAAAACAAGGTCGAAACGGTTGGTATTTTGGTTCAAGTGCAACTGGAACAAACCGATTTGGTTGGAGTGGGTCTAATAATGATTCACGCGGTTGCATGGGATATAATCAAAGAACTAAAGTAATGGTTTTTGTTGAGAGTACGAGTACCAGTAATCAAAGATGGCATTGGTATAAAGATGTTCCACCTCCTCATCCAGGAGTTGATTGGAATTGGTGGAGACAAAATGTAAAAGAATCAAATCACCGATGGACAGATGTTCCTTATAGTATTTATGATAATGAGGATAGATATCACCATACTGTAATTGTATGTGATAATGGACAAGTTTATTGTACCTATATGAGGCCACATCAAGGGTTTTATATTCAAGCAATTAATTTTACAAATGAAACTTATGGACAAGATACTGATTGTGGATATACCTTCAGAAAAGAATTAGATGCTTATGGAGTAGAAAATACTACAGATGTTAATTCTATAAAGGGTAGTATGAATACTACAACGACTTATGGTATTTCTACTGATGAAGACCATGGTCAGATGTTTATGATAACAAATGATGGTAGATATGTTTTATGTATGATTCCATATTATTATTATGGCTCAGGAATGAAAATGTATATGATTGATAGTGTAACTGGTGAATATCGTAAAGGTTGGAATAATGATTCAAGTTATGCATTCTGTGTTTCACCGTTGGGTAGTAATGATTTTGTTTTTAATAGAAGTTCAAACGCTGATTCGGATCACAGGCTATGGTTTGGAAGACACAGTATGGAAGAGAATTTTCATTCATATAAACTTGATAACTATGGTCAAGGGGGGAATAGTATAGCGTGGGGTCCTGCTGATGGAGGAACTATTAATAGTAATTTTGACCATACGTATGGCATGTTTGACAGTTACTATCATTCTACTAACTATCCACGACTTTATCCGGTAATTCCGGGTGCATTAACAATCGCGGAGGTTGAAGCTTATAGAGGTCCTATTACAAACGATTGGTCAACACCACAAAATACAGGTCATACATATAGCGATCAAACAACTTGGAAAAATGTTAACCCACCTGAATCTGGATGGTAAAATTATATAACAATAGGAGTGTAAGATAATGGCAATAATTAAAGTTACTTTTAATGAAGATGGTCAGCAATATTGGCCTGATCCAAACGGAGAGTTTGAAATTGATGATATGGCACCACATCCTCATCGGTTTCAAGTTAAAGATGGTGTATTAGTTGATATTTTTGAGGGGATGTCTGATTCTGCTATTATAGATAAGATTAAAGAAGAAGCCGATACAGAATTAGCAAGAAAATTAGTAGAACAGAAAAACTTAGCGAAGCGAGGGGTGAAGATTGCTACAGGTAATTTAATTGCTGCTACGGATTGGAAACTAGATAGAGCACGAGATACTGGTGCTGATAATACAGATATACTAGCAGAACGTCAAGCACTTAGAGATAAATCAAATGCTTTAGAAGATGTTATAGATGCTCTCAAGGATGAAGATGAAATGAATGAATTTGGTTGGAGTGACCAAACTTTAGAAAAAAAATAAATTATAAAGGAGATTGATTATGAATGAAGTAGTAACTACACCAGAAGAAAAAGTAGATTATGCACAAACTATTATTAATATTCTTCAAACAAGATTGAATGAGCAAATAGCCCAAAATATTCAGTTGGAAGCAAAATTAATTAGATTAACTGAGAATGTTAAAACTAAAGTAGTAGAACCAGACTCAGGAGATGAGGGAGATAGTTAGTGGCATTAAATCAAGTAGATATAAGTATGATG